TGGCTCTACTCTTCAAGTTAAGAGAAGAGAAGCCACGTTTGCTAATAAATTCAAGTGTAAACTTGAACTTACTCTGGCATCTTATAACTTCGTAAAAACCTGGTTCGCTACCCAATTTCCCAATTGGGCACCGGATTTCAGTATATACGAAGGTAATAAGATTATTACAGTCCCGAAAAACGCAAAAACGAATAGAGTTATAGCTGTTGAACCATCTGGGAATTTATTTTTCCAGCGTGGTGTAGGCGCTATGATTCGAAAACGTTTAAAACGTTATAATGTTGATTTAAACGACCAGACCCGTAACCAAAAACTTGCTGAACAAGCAAGCCTAGGGAACGAGCTAGCAACAGTAGATTTCTCTGCTGCTAGCGATACCATTAGTTGGTGGTTAGTAGAATTTCTACTACCTAAACAGTGGTTTGAGGTCATGTGCGCTTTAAGATGCCAACGTGGACTACTCAGTGATAAGTTAGTCGAGTACGAGAAGTTCTCCTCAATGGGGAACGGCTTTACTTTCGAACTAGAATCACTGATATTTTATTCTTTAGCAAAGTCGCTAGTTCCTAGCGATCATGAGCTCTCGCCATATATATCCATATATGGTGACGATCTCATTTGCCCCAGCGAGTTTATAGACAACCTAACTGAGTTGTTTACTACTTGCGGGTTTTCCCTCAACAGATTGAAGTCGTTTCACACGGGTTATTACCGTGAGAGTTGCGGCCATCATTACTGGGATGGAAAAAGAATATGTCCTACTTACATCCGCTCTTCTATGCAGTCTACAGACTCACTGATAAAAGTTCATAATCAGACCACACGCACTTATGCGTGTAATTTTGGTTATGAGTTCGAAGGATATGGTTTAACCAATCCTATCAGGATACTGAGAAACATTCTTCAAAGACAGCAGGTTCCAATGGTACCTCCCCATTTTGGGGATCAGGGTATCATAGTTCCTTTCGATGTTGCTCTTCCATCTGTTAACCGTAAAATCGGTTATGGATGGAGGATTGGCATACGTCTTTCTAGGAAGTCTATTAGTATAGAAGATGATAAAGCTTTTCTCCTTGAAAAACTTTATGGATTGCATCTCGGGAGAGATGCCGTTGGCTCGTTTTCAGACTCGATACCTACCGGTAATGAGAGAAAACGTCCTACCAACAGGGTCCACGTCAAAAATACGTGGTCCCCGGACTGGCCTTGTTTAGTGTCATATTTTCATAGACACTAGACACAGAGCCCTTATGGGACTATAGTGTCTCTGGTTTCCCCTTTATCGGGGTTCGCT